AGGTTAGTGACATTTAAGAATGCACGAATTTATGACAATTAAAAGAGGGGCGCTGAGTGTCACTAACTCATACGCCCGCTATTTGACACTTTGTGTCAATTATAATACTGGCACATTACCAGTTGAAATCTTCTTCTTCTATGTTAATGTCAATAATATCTTCGTCACCTTCCAGACCTAAAATATCATTCCACTCGAATGATTTCAGGTCTAAGTCATCATAACACTCTATGTCGAGTGTAACACGAACGCGGCGTTTTTGTGCTAACATGACGTCTAGATGTGTGAAGGTGTACTAGATTATATCATGCATAATGTTTATACGCAAGCGCATCATAATCTTGCGTATTATGTGCATAATCCTCGTCGAGATCTTGTTCATCTAGATGTGATGTGTGCGCGAATGATTGCACCCATGCATCATATGTCTCGTCGAGATCGTATGTGTATTCAGGTACGTATGTATAGTCGAGATCGTAGTCGTCGTACATAATTCTCGTCGAGATTCTTGTATATTATACAGATAACTCGTCGAGATGTCAATGTAACATCTAGTCGAGATTCATGAAACTATGTATAAGATCTAGACGAGATTGTGTCATTATGATAACATAAGTCTCGACGAGATTTTGTGTCCTTCTGTGGATTTTCGCCGCCCCGTGTGTTGACAAACTGCGCGTCTTATGATACGCTCGCTAAACTCACAACACCCCAG